AATCGCTCTAGTATTGCGAAAGAACTGCTCCCAGGATTAAACGCTGTATTTGGTATTGAATACAATGATGTGGACAACGAACATGCTCCACTCTTTGATGTTGAACAATCAGATCGTGCGTTTGAGGAAGAAGTTCTATTCACCGGCTTCGGTACAGCACCTGTTAAAAGTGAAGGTGCTGCTGTTCAGTTTGATGATGCACAAGAAGGCTATGCTTCTCGTTACAGCCATGAGACAATAGCTCTTGCTTTTGCAGTAACTGAAGAAGCTATGGAAGACAATCTCTATGATACTTTTGCTAAACTACGTGCGCGTGGTCTTGCCCGTGCAATGGCAAACACTAAACAAGTTAAAGCTGCTGATGTTTTCAACAACGGCTTTGCGGCAGGAAGTCCTGGTGGGGACGGACAGCCTTTCTTTAGTGCAAGCCATCCGATAGTTGGTGGTGGTACACAATCAAACACTCTTGGTGCTACTGATCTTTCAGAAGCATCTCTTGAGTCTGCATTGATTACCATTTCAAAAGCAGAAGATGATCGTGGTATTCTTATTGGTCTACAAGTCGAGTCACTTCATGTGCCTTCGGATCTTGCTTTTACAGCAGACCAAATCTTGAATAGCACAATGTCAACAACGATTGGGGTTAACCCAACTACTGCTGCAAACGGTGCAACGAATGTAAATGACATCAATAGCATTCGTAATCAGGGTCTAGTTCCTGGTGGTTTTTATGTAAACCGTAGGTTCCAAGACGGCAACGCTTGGTTCTTGCGTACTGATTGCCCAAATGGTGCTAAGATGTTTGTACGTGCGCCTCTTCAAACTAAGATGGAACCTGACTTCGATACAGGTAATCTTAGATTTAAAGCGCGTGAGCGTTACAGCTTTGGCTTCTCTGATTGGCGTAGCTATTACGGTGCTTCAGGTTCTTCCTAAGTTCCGTTTAAATTAAGCTGAATTAAGTGAGGGTGGAGAGAGAGAAATAAAGTTCTTTTTCTTCACCCTTTTTTAATTACCATTATTGTTATATAATGTAACTAATTAAATTCTCTTTATGTAAAGGAATATAGTATGGCAACTACTATCCGACAGGGATTTGTAACAGGAAGCGGTGCAGTTCTTGATACTGTAACCAGTGTTTCTCTTGAAGATACTCGTATACGTTCTGTGTTTGCAACAGGTATAGGCCAGTTTCTTATTACTGGTACTACTACTAGTCCATCAGGAACAGTTATAGGTAATAATATTAGATTTGTAAATACTACAGCATGTGATGCAAATGATGTTTACTTTTCTGATTTAGGTGTACCAATGAAAGGAACAGTTAGAGTTTCTGCTCCAGCTTCAACAGCTACAATAGCAGTATTCTATGGTTGATTATACTTATCTAGTAAACGACATTATTCAGGCATCTGAAAACGAAGGCACAGAATTTATTAATTATATTCCTAATATGGTTAATCGTGCTGAAGAACGCTTGACAAAGGATCTAGATGATTATGGTTTAGTTAGCTACACTTCTGTTGCAGTTTCCTCTGGTAAGAATCTTTTAACTTTACCTACAGGAACACGTATAGTTAAGAATATTAATATTGTAAGCAACTCTACAAAAATTAATTTACTTCAAAGAACAGATGAATACTTAAATGACTATTGGCCTGTGAGTGCGTCAACAGAAGAACCAAGATATTATGCACCTCGTAATAACTCTACAGTTTTAATAGCACCTACTCCTGCATCTACTTATAGTGGACAGGTTGTGCATGTTAATCGCCCAGTAACATTAACATCTGCAACTCCTGAAAATTACTTTACTGATTTTTGTTACGATCTTCTTTATAGTGCTTCTATGGTAGAGGCAATGATGTTTCAAAAAGACTATCCCACTTCACAATTATATGAACAACGATATGCACAGCTTCTAGAGTTACAACGTAATCAGGCACGTAGAACACGTAGAGATGATATGCAAACTCCTGCAAGTCCTGCTGGTGCAGATGACAATCTAGTAGCTAATACTAATTAAAGGAGACTATAATGGCTGGTCCTATTTTTGATCCTCTTAATCCTAATGAAAGTCCTGCTACAAAGTATCAAAGAGAAATTGATGCTATGAATAAAGGAGGAGGTAGAAGAAAAAAATCTAAGGATGAAGAGTTTGATGAAGCTTATGAAAAGCAACAAGCAAACATGCCTACCTTTGAAAAATTAATGTCAGCGCAGGGTGAGTCTGCTGGTGGTCGTGTGGGAGAAGGTAAGAAAAAAAAGGTCATAGTTAAAAAAAGAGTTAACTTTTTAGGTCGTGGAGCAGGTGCTGCTTTGCGCGGCTTTTAGTTAAAGGAGATTATTATGGCAGTACAATTTATTCCAGTAATAATATCAGGAGCTAATGTAGTTGCAAGAGTTGCTCCAAAAGTAGCAAGATCCTTAATGAATAAAGGTTTAGCTAAAAAAGCAAGTAAAAAAGTTATAGAAAAACAAACAATAGCTTCTAAAAAACCAATAAAAACAATGAGTGAAGCTAGAGCTACAAAATTAGCAAAAGATGCTGCTCCTAAAATAGGTGGTAAAGTTCCAGGTAAAAAATTACCAAGGGGTGGTAGAAAAGCAGTTGCTGCAGCAGGAGTAGGTACAGCAGCAGGAATAGCATCTTTAGCTAGTCGAAAAAGTAAAAAGTTACCAGAAAAAGAAGTTGGTCCTCCTCCTATAGTAACTCCTCTTAAATCTGAAAAACTAAAAAAGAAAAAAGTTGACCCTGCTCCTAAAGCAGACGACCCAACTGAAGGTGGACGTTTTGCTTTTTATCCTGGTCAAACTTCAAAAGATTTAGGATTAATGTATGAAGTAGACAAGAATAAAATGTCTGATGAAGTACGTGAAAGAATAGAAGAATCAGAACTTTATGAAGGTGACTTTAAAGGTGGTCGTGTAGGAAGAGGTAAAAAGAAAAAAGTAAGTAAAGCACCTCGCGGTGTTCGCGCTGCAATGAGAGGTTTTAAAACAATGAAAATTGGTGGTAAAGTAGGTAAACGTACTAGAGGTACAGGAGGAGGTTGGGTTTAGGTATGGATAAACAAAGCAATGATTCATTAAAACCAGTTCCTGAAGATAACGTAGGTCTTAGTAAACTTCCTACACCTGTTCGTAATAAAATGGGATATATGAAAAAGGGAGGTAAGGTTGGTAAACCTTTAGGTTGTGGAGTTGCACAAAAAGGTTTTGGTAAAGGACCATATAAGAAACAAGGGACTTAGAAAATGAAAAAGAAAGCTGTTCGTAAATCTAAAGTTAATCAAGCTGGTAACTATACTAAACCTACTATGCGTAAAAGATTATTTAATAAAATTAAAGCTGGCAGCAAGGGCGGCAATAGTGGTCAGTGGAGTGCAAGAAAAGCACAAATGCTGGCAAAACAATATAAAGCTGCAGGTGGTGGATACAAGTAAAGATGGCTTTAAAGAAATCACAAAAGAGTTTAAAGGATTGGACAAAGCAAAAGTGGCGTACAAAGTCAGGAAAGCCTTCAGCTAAAACAGGTGAGCGTTATCTACCATCTAAAGCTATAGCGGCATTGTCTCCTGCTGAATATGCTGCTACAACTAGAAAGAAAAAGAAAGATACTAAAAAAGGAAAACAATTTTCTAAACAACCTAAATCTATTGCAAAGAAGACAAAAGCTTTTAGAAAAAAGGGTGGGACTGTGGCAGCTAAAAAGAAAAAGAAAACTACTGGTAAAGGCATGAAAGGTCTTACTATCGGTAAGGGAGATAAGCGTCCTACTAAATCTGGTGCTGGTCTAACTGCTAAAGGAGTAGCAAAATACAGAAGACAAAATCCTGGTAGTAAACTTCAAACTGCTGTGACTGAAAAGAAACCAAGAACTAAAGCAAGAGCAGCCAGAAGAAAAAGTTTTTGTGCCAGATCAGCAGGACAAATGAAGAAGTTTCCTAAAGCTGCAAAGAATCCCAACTCAAGACTTAGACAAGCTAGAAGAAGGTGGAAGTGTTAGATGGTAAAACAATTAAAAAAAGTTTCTAAAGCTTTATCTAAAGCCTCTCGTTTACATAAGAAACAATCTAATATCATTAAAAACTATGTGAAGAAAAATGAGAAAAGTAAAAGACCCAAAAGTAGGAACAGGAAAAAAACCTAAAGGTTCTGGTCGTAGACTTTATACAGATGAAAATCCAAAGGATACAGTAGGTATAAAGTATGCTACAGTTAAAGATGCTAGAGATACTATTGCAAAAGTTAAAAGGATAAGAAAACCATATGCAAGAAAGATACAGATATTAACAGTATTAGAACAACGTGCAAAGTTTGCAAAAAAGCCTGAACAGTCTAGGTTGGCAAAAGTTGCTAAAGAAACATTAAGAAAGAAACATAAAAGTAAAAAATAAAATGTCATATTTAAGTTCAAACATCCCACAGTTTAAATGTTGGGTACGAAAAGAATTTACTAATAACCACATGGACTACGAAGGAGAATATTTACACGCTTTAGTAATTGCAGTTAATACAATACCAGATAGATCATTAACTTTTAATGTTGTATTTACTGGGTGTGATGAAGAAGAGAATGTACATGGTGGAGCAATGTGGGCAAGAATGCCTATTACAGCTTTAGTGGCTGATACTAGGTTAGAAGAATGGCCTAATAAAATGCCCACACATTTAGCACAACCTTGGGATTGTTCTTCTAGAAATCACGCAGTCATAGTTATGGACAGAGTATCATCAAGTCCTTGGTTATGTAAGATAGACAATGTTTTTTATACTGGAAGATATTTGTTTACAGTAGATTATACGGATAGTTCTATATCAGATGATCCTGCACAACATAAACAGTCACATGTTTTAGAATTAATTGATGCAGGACAATATACTGGTAATATTGTAGCACTACCGAATAATAGAGTAAGAGTAACTAATCCTGCTTTGTGGGTAACTGGTGAAGGCGCACCAGACTTTGCACCAAGTCAGTATGTACACTCAGCAGAAATACACGATAGCTATATGAATCCATATTTAACTTTTAACAATTTATATCAAGAGGAGAATGAAGATGCCAGGACACACAAAAAAAAGTAAGTACATGTCAAAGATGAAAAAAGGCGGTTCTATGAAAAAGAGCAAGTATATGTCTAAAGGTGGCGCAATGAAAAAGAGCAAGTACATGTCTAAGGGCGGTGCTGTAGGCAAAGCACCTCATAATCGCCTCTACTAGTAATGGCAATAAACAGATCAAAGATAAGCCAACAGATTATCAAAGCGCCGTCTAAAAGAAAAAAAGGTAATAAATTAATTAAGTCACTTGCTTTAAAAACTAATAGACGGCGTAAATCTAGAAGGAGATAAAGATGTCTAATAATCCAAAGGGGATAACAGAATATACTTATAATTATATTCGTAATCCTCGTACTGCAGAACAGATTGATGCAATGACAGGTCGTCCTACTGGTCAAGGATACGGTGCTGCACGTAAAGGTCCACAGATCAAAGCTAAAGAACAAGATGTTGTAGTGGATTATGAGCCAGGAAAAATTATAGAATACAACGACTAGGAATAACTAAATGGCTACTAGTGGAACATACGACTTCTCAATGGATATTGATGAAGTTATTCAAGAAGCAACGGAGATGATTGGTGGTGAGCAGACACTAGGACACGAACCTAAGTCTGCTCGTAGGTCAATTAATCTTCTTCTCCAAGATTGGCAGAACCGTGGTAT